GGCTTAACATAGATACCCTCATTAATCGTGGCAAAGTTTTTAAAAATACTCATTGTATTTGTGGAAAGTTTCATAACAATACTCCTTAAGTAGGTTCTTGAATTGTATCAGGTCCGAAGGAACTAATCAAGCAATTCTTCAATTTTTTCTTCAAGTCTTCCAGACTTCCATCATTGTCGATAGTGTGGTCAATATCACCACCAACCCATCTCCATTCAGATTCATGCACACCAGATTGGTTAATCATAAATGCTTCAGCTTTATGGTCATCACGGTTTGCTTTTGCGGCAATTTCATACCAATGTGGTTTGATGCCACGTTTAATTTCAATTAATGTGCCACGGTGCTTATTGATAAAAGAAATTTCATTCTGAAATCTAACATCAGTGATAACATAATTTTGTTCAGGTGCATTATCGATATAGTTTTTCAACTTAATCACCCAAAAATCTTTATGAAATACATCACGACCAACTTCTGTACCCATGAGTTGTAGTGCCAGCCTAGGTGTAAATTCTTTTCCAAGTTCGTATGACCAAAAATCATCCGGCTTTTCTCGCCATTCACGTGAATGTTGTGTATCACCTTCTAGTAAATGACGAGGCCATCCAAACATTTCTGCTGTGACATCCTTAACACCTTTAGCAAAGGACACGGGTGTAAAACCCATGTCTTTTAGCAGGTCACCTGCTGTACCTTTACCTGAACCAATAAATCCAAGTAAACCCACAATCATTACATTTCTCCAACATAATTCGCTACGGCAGGCATGTCACCTTGGAAATGGTATGTGCCAATGTGTTGTGTACGCATCCAAGGGCAGAGCCAAATTTGACCACCCATGTTACGCCACCATTGGCAGAACATGTAATCTTCTGAGAGATAACGTTCGGATACTGGATCAATCACAGTATCAAAGTATGCATGAATGTAACGAGAGCCGTCAAAGTGTGCTTGACCAACGTGGTCTGGCTTGTACTTGAGTTGTGGATATTGTTTGGCAAACTTAGGGAACACTTCACGCTTAATCATCATAAAACCGGTACCAATTTCCATGACTTCAAGTGGTTCAGACACAGAGAATTGTGCGGTACCTTTAACTGGATTGAAAACATAATCACCAGTAACCTTTTCAAGCAGATGTGGTTCAATGTCAGGATGCATTTGAACTGCCTTCTTGACGTTACCCCATTTGATAGCCTTCTTAGGATAAGGACCACCAATAACATCTTTATCTAGTGCCAACAATGCAATCACATCTTGTGGATTGAAGTTGATATCCGAATCGATAAACAACATATGTGAGCAATCAGAACGATTTAGGAATTCATCTACCAAATAGTTCCTTGCACGTGTAATTAAAGACTCATTAAACAAGAATGAGAATTTAACTTCGATTCCATATTGAATACACATACCTTGTAGATCAAGGCATGCCTTCATATAGAGTCCATGGTTTTGCCCACCATACATCGGTGTGGCTACAAACAACTTATGTTTTCTAAGTTCATCTGTTTTAATTTGAATTTCCATTTGTGCTCCAAAAATAAAAAAAAAGGAGAGACCATTAAGAAATGGTACTCTCCCGTATCAAACCAAAATTAAGCGGTTTGTGGACGAACGCCCATAGCACGGCATTGTGCTTTGAAAGACTTGGAAGGAGTTCCAAGACGATAAACAGCAACCTTAGAGCCATCAGCACGTGACTTAATGTTGGTGTAGATAGCATAGCCTTCGGTACGCAACTCAGCAATACGTGCGGCAACATTACTGATACCGAAACGTGAGCGAGCCTGTGCTACGCTGAATGTGTTGTAACCTTCCTTCTTGGTCAAGGTTTGCAACATTTTTTCCTTAGCGGATAATTTTTTCATAATAAACTCCATTTTAAATTTAAGAACACTGCTCATACAAGCAATTCACAGTATACAATTATGTAGGATAAAAGTCAAGTGTTTTAGCGGTACACTTGAGAATTTACCGTCCTACTTGCGGCAAATATTTTAGCTTGGTTTCTTCCCAAGTCATGTAGACCAGGTCATCATAGAAAAGAGTTTCATATGAAACATTATTTTTCTTCTGCAATTGGCGGATACGACCTTTGGCATACTTGATCTTCCATAGTTCCGAAAGGGCTTCCTCAGAGGTGTCGAAAGACTTTACGAGTTGTTCTTCGGCAATTTCTCCACGGAGAAACTCATTCGTATTATTGTAGAGAGGTGAGAAATAGATACCACGTTGGTGTGCGGTACGTGTTAACTCTTTTGGTATGCCAAGTTTTGGATACAAGAAGTGTAGTGAACGATTCTTGTGGTCACGTTTGAACGGAAGACCTTTATCGTTCTTAGCTTCCCACCACTCAAAGTATTTTTCTGTGTGGTTCTCTTTCAGCCAGTTCCAAAGCATGTTTAGTGTGGACTTCCGTGGTTCAAAAGCTACTGAACCAGATGAGAAACCCATCTTGTTCCAGTGTTCAAGCCCATCATATTGAGAAAGCCCACCAGACTTAGTATTTCCATACAGAGAAGTGGTTGTAACTCCGGCAAGAACATCACCATATTTTTCTTTCCACAATTTCTGAACTGTATCAGACAGGCAAAGCAACGCAAGGAGTTTACCACCCATGTAATTGAAACCGAGCGGCTGGAGTGGAACAATAGACGAACCGATTGCAGTGTGGTTAATCATACCACCTTGAGTTTTCTTTTCACGTTCCCATCCAATAGCAGTATCACGTGGGGTCAAATCAAGAAAGTCGGAAGAAATACAAACAACACCAAGATACTTACCGGTCACATCATCCTTCACGATAAAGTTAAGATTTCGACCAATGTTCGAGTTGTTCTTCATCGTTGAGATAAAGGTACGTGTCGTGTTCCACAATATAGGAAGGTCTTTAGTACGCTTCTTGTCGCTTTTTATGGTCGTACCGTCAATTCCTGTCGTGAATTTTGATCCGGAGTCATCAGTGAATTCCATAACAGGGCGCAGATTCAAAAAGTCATCAGGCGATTCTGGTATCCAGATGTTGCTCTTGGCAATGTCGATGTACTTACCTTGTTCTTCATCAACCAGAACCTTCTCATCACCCCAAAAAGTGTTATTGGTTTTTGTTGGAAACTTTTCTTGAACTTCACACCACTTCTGGAACAAAGTATATTCTTTAACGTCCATGTTGGACGCATAGGTCAAATCTTCTGTGAGGACTTTTTTCAGTTCTTCGGTATCGATGTGTTCAAATGAACTTTTTGGATTCTTTTCCGACCATTCTTCCCACTGTTTCTGCACATGTGTGGGCCACTTTTCGTTTTCAACATCAGAATCGTTTGACATTAAATTTTTCTTTCACCTTGTTAATCATCATTTTTTGTGCCTTGCGTCTTTTCTCGGCAAGTTTGGAACGCTTCCTCATTGCCATTTGCATAGCCAATGGCTTCACATGCATAGTATACACTACTCCATTCATGTGGTCAAGTTCATGTTGAAAGCAACGTGCAGTTATTCCGGCAAACTTTGCTGTTTTGGTAGCACCGGTGAAATCTTGGTACTCCACTTCAATTGTGGATGGACGTTCAATGTTCAGGAATAAATCCATATATGAAAGGCATCCTTCTTCCATTCTGGTTGTTTCTTCCGAAACAGAAATGATTTTTGGATTAAAGAATGCAACGTATTCATCACCTGAACCCATGACGAATACACGATAGTTGTACCCACATTGGTTAGCTGAGAGACCTAAACCATTGTGCTTCTTACAAGTCTCGACTAAAGAACTGGCAAATTCTGACGGATTAACTGGTGGATTAACAAAGTCAAACTCCGGCAGTTTGGATTTTAATTCGGGGTGTGTTTCGGGTACGAGGGGAAAAATATCAATCTTTTTGGAGATTGCAGGTAATTCTTTTTTCCACGCATCGGTATCAATTACTAAAACATCATTTTTTATTTCATTCATTTTACAACCTGTGAGAAGTTATTTGTCTTTTGAAATTTAATTACGGACCTGAACTTATCAAAAAGTTGGTCACCTTTATGTGAGATTACAAATACATTTGTATTATTATCTAGGCTGTTCAGAAGTTTAAGGAATTCTTCTGTGCCAACACCATCAAGAGAAGAATCGAACACTTCGTCAAGAACCAATAGATTCGTATTCACCGAGTTCTTCATCTTGGCAATCTGTCTCCATGTGAACAGGAGAGCAAGATCAATACGCATCTTTTCTCCTTCAGAGAATGATGCATAGGAGAATTCATCACGATGACGAGACTTGATTGTTTCTTCGAACGATTCATTCAAATTAAAGTTAACAAAGAAGTCCATTGATGTTAGGTACTTGTTAATTAACTTGTTCATAACAGGGAGATACTGTTTAATAATTTTAGTTTTAATGCCAGTATCTCTAAGAAGTGTTGCGGCAAACTCATGATATTGTTTATCTAAGGATAGTTTTTCTGCAAGAGTTTCGGCTTCTTGGAGTTCAGCATTCAAAACTTTTAACTTTTCATCATCATTTTCCGTTGAAACGGTACGTGTTCTAAGTTCTGCAATTTCTTTTAGTAGTTTTGCATTGTACGTATTGATGCTTGATACTTGCGTATTTAACTTAACGATTTCGGAATTATGTGCATTGATATGCTTTTGTACGCCTTCAATTTCTTCCAAACGGTCATAAACGTTCTGTAGTTCTTGCTCCAGCTTTGTTGTGGCGGTTGTTATTTCTGTAATCTTAAGTTGTTTACCTGTTACTTGGCTATCTTTTGTTTCTATTGCAATAGCTTGTTGACATGTCGGACAGTTATCGTTGTTCTCATAGAAAGAAATTTCTTTGTTTAACTTTCTTACATTGTCTTCAAACTTAGATTGTAGAGTTATCAACTTTGTACTTCTGGATGCAACAGTAGTTTTATCTGAAATTTTATCCGTCAACTGTTTGATGTGTTTCTGTATCAGTACAATATCTTTTGCAACTTTGTTCAGATACGTGTCGTTGTCTGTTACTTCTTTAACCTTTTTGTTGATTTCAACAAGATGGTTCTTCTTGTTTTCTTCTAGATTCTGTTTCTGTAAATTTATTTTTTCAGTGGTCAACTTGACCGTATATTCAACCGTTTTCTGTTCATCTTTAATTGTTGAAATCTTATTCTTTACGATGGCATTCATAGAGGAGAAAATTTGAATGTCAAGCAAGTCCTCAATAATTGCTCTACGGTCAGCAGGTGATAACTGCATGAATGGAACAAAAGATGCGGAACCAAGTATCACTACTTGCGTAAACGATTTATAATTAAGTTTAAGAATGAACTTTTCGAGGTGCTCTTGGTAGTCTTTTGCTTTTGCATCTTGATTAACAAGTACAGCGTCACAATAGATTTCAAACGTATTGGGTTTAATACTCCTAACAACCTTGTATTGTTTTTTACCAATCAATAACTCGATCTCAACTACACAGTCCGAGTTATTGATTGTGTTCATCAACTGAGGTTTGTTAATCTTACGGAAAGGTTTACCAAAGAGCCCGAACGTGAGTGCATCCAGTATGGTTGACTTACCTGCACCGTTGTGACCAACTATTAGGGTATTTGTTGACCTTGTCAGGTCAATTTCTGTAAATGCGTTACCTGTGGAAAGAAAATTCTTCCACCGAACTTTTTGAAAAATAATCATTATTTAAATTTTGGACCTACAGCCCACACTGTTATAGATTGTCTATTACCTGAAATGATTGGTGCTACTTTATGTAGCAAAAATGAGGGGAACATCAATACTGATCCTTTTTTAAGGTTTGTTTCCCACGGAAATTGTTCAGAGAAGTGATTGATCTGAAAATTACCTCCCTCAAAATCAACTCCCGGCTCATTTAAAAGTAAAACAACCGTCAGCTTACGGAGGTTTTCCATAAGATTGTAGTCAACGTTTTTACTACCTAGTGGTAAATCCATATGAAATTCATGCTTATCGCCAACATTATACTTTGCAAATTGCAGATAGTTAAATCCATACAAATCAAAGTTGAAACTTTTGTCGTTGTAATGTGCAATGATGTTATTAAACTTCTCCCACATCCAAATGGTTTGTTCATCAGGTTGGCTCATCAGTACAACATTTGTTTTACGTTGTTCTGGTATATGTGATGTGTCTGCATATTCACCACCTGGATGTGTGGTATGATTCGACTCGAAGTATTGTGAAATGAAATCACATTCACTGTGTGTAAAAAAATCATTATTAACAATGAATCGTGGAATAAAAAACATTTTTTCCGCCAACTCATTATTAACCATTATTGTTGGTGCGCTCATTCTGATTCCTCATTTAATGCTTCAACATACAACACTCTTAAAAGGTTTTTTATTTTATCTTTTTCCAAATCAGTTGTCAAGTTATCAACGTACTTATTTAAAATTGTTGTGGTATCTTCTGCTTGATCCACATCATCATCTTGGAGGTCTTCTTGTTCGGTGAAATCTTCGGCAATCGTAATGTCGATAGGTCCAATCTGGTAAAGTCTATTGATTAGTGTGTCGAATAGGTATGGATTGGTTTTATTAACCACCACAACTTTGACATAGCTAGTCTTTAACTGTGTTAAATCCATGGATGTAATGGTTTTAATGTCATCAACTTTATCATCATAGATAAGTTTTTTGAACATCTTGTTTGGATTTTGGATAAATTCTAATTCATGTGTCTTCAAATCAAACAGGTGAAAACCTCTTGGATCATCATAGTCCTGCCATGTCAATTCATATGGATTACCAAGATAATGTATGTTTGCACGGCTAGACTTGTGGTGGTAGTGACCGGAAAATACCATATCAAACTTGTTGAACATCTTTGGTTCTAGACCTTCATGTGAAGGTGCACCACGATACATCTGGAAACCTTCAATTTCAAAGTGTCCCATGCAGATTGTGGAATCTGTAAGTTTCAATGTATCCATAGAATCATTATAGTTCTCTGGACAAATCCATGGCATCATGCAAATTGAAGTATCACCAATAACAAGCTGAGGTGTCGGACTCTTTATGATATTAATGTTATCATATTCTTCCAACACTAACTTCGGTGAATTAACATCGTTAGTGTTCTTGTAATATGTGTCGTGATTACCGACCAACATATGAACATGAATGCCACGTTCTTGAAGTTTATCAAAGAACATCTTCTTCGCACGTTGAAGCGAATAGAAGTTTACATACTTGCGCCTGTCAAACGTGTCACCAAGAATAAGAACAGTATTAATTCCGGCAGAATCAATAGTAGGAAAAAATGTTTCATCATAAAATTTTTCATAAAAATCCAGAAAGTGTAGTGAATCATTTCTTGCGCCAAAGTGTTGGTCAGTTATTATTGCGACTCTCAATTCGTTTCCTTAATTCGGTACTACTATACGTATGTGGACGTGTGTTGTAATAAAACTCTTTGTCCAGATGTTTGCCAGTAAAGGTTTTAGTCCTATACTCCACGCCAAGTATTCTAACATGATAGTTCACTGTTGTCAATAGATTCAACAAGTCTTCCTCAGTGGAATACGGTATAATTTCATCAACGTACTTGCAACCTTTGAGTTGCACATACCGTTCGTAAACTGTTTGTACCGGTTTATTTTTCTCCGGTCTATCTATTGTTGGATCGGTCTGAAGACCAACAATCAGGTAATCACAGTGTTGTTTTGCTTCTTCAAGCATCAATACGTGACCAGCATGGAATAAATCAAAGCATGAACATGTAAAACCGATTTTCATATTATTCTTCCAAAAACTTCTCAATACCTTTGTTCTTCTTTATTTCCTTTTTCTTTTTCTTGGTTTCTTCAAATGTTTCAATGAAGTCGGAAATGTTTTCGTATAGTTCAAAAGGCTTAGCTGGAGTATCATCGTAACCCATCAGTTCAGATTCATTGAAGATACCAAACTGTTCTGTTGCTTTGTACTTTACATAGAGTTGTTTCTTTTCTTTTTGTATTCTACGTAAGAATGCAAAGTAAATAATTTGTGTGAAGTATGCAAAGGGATTGCTCGACTTAGAAACGTCAAAGTTTTCAAAGTACATAAGACAGTTTTCAATTCCGTCACCGACCATCTCATCTCGGTATGAATAGTTAATAAAGTTTGGTTTGTGTGACAGACCTTCAGCAATCTTCATAAAGCATTCGCCAATGTAGTTGGGAATTTTTGGTTTCGGTGCACCAGTCTTTTTTGCCTCAGCTACAGCCGCTTGGTATTGCAAGAGTGCTTGGCAAAAATCTGCGTTGTTGATGTAATGCCTTTTTGGTTTTGCAACCGGCATTGGTATTGTTTCTTGTTCCATGATATATGTACCTTTAAATTGCTTGACTTCCACTTGACAAAGGTCTACACTCCAGAATGTAGCCTCTGCATGTTAATTAATGAACTACGGATATATCTGGACCAACAGAGTCCAGCATCATAGTCATCAAATCTTTACTCATTTCTTCTTCATTCATTTCGGATGAATCTTCCTCCACCGACTTAGCTTTGTGGATAGAATCCACAGCACCCTCAAAGTATTCAGAAAATTCAGATGTGGGTTCCAAAATAGTAACAATCTCACTCTCCGTAATAAATGCCTCATTGTTTTGTATGAGTGGTGCAGGTAGCCAATGATTCATCATAATAATTTGTTTACCCGATCTTACATCACTCTTAAGTAGAACTACCATAGGTTCTCTAACAATGAAGTTTAATTTATCCACCTGTTCGAGATATGCTATAATATCTTCACCTGATTTAAGACGTAGTATTTTTATTGCTTCCATTTTTTAATCCTATCTTATAGATTCCATATATTTTATAATGCATTTTAACTCATCAATAGTAGCATTATTTTTTAATCTGTTGGCTTTAAAACTTATAACTTGTATATTTTCTTTTATGTATCCTTTGTTGGAATCAATTCTGTCTAGTGTCGGCACGTTGTTTTTGTTTTCAAAATTTATAGGTGTACCAAACACAACACACTTTTCAGGTATAATAATATCTTCTTTTTTTATATTAAATTCCATATTTTTTTGTTTAGCTCTATTTTTAGCATGATGAAATAATTCTGACTCGACATTTTCAATATATGTTTTTCTTCTTTTTTCAGTTGAATAATTTTTTTTAGAATAATTTTTATGATATTCTTTAATGTGTTCTTTATTTTTGTTTTTGTAATTTTTATCTATTGTTTTTTTGCATTCCAGACATGCTCCCATAACAAGTCTCGGTGAAAGGTGGCCATGCTTACATGGTTTCCCTGTAAAATAAACCTTGTCACCATCTGAGATTGCTTGACTTCTTGTTTTTATATTCATAATAGTACTCCTTTAATTATATTTATATATTAAACTTTTTTGAGAAGTTTAATTTTATATAGTTTATAACTAAATTTTTCCTCATTGTAAATTTTGGTTCTTTCCACGAAATGTTTCAACGTGAAATTCATATAGTTTTTGTATCTCAAATCATCCGCTATATCGTAAAGAACGGCTTCAGTCTTACTGTCACTGATTCGTAAACCGCGTCCAATAGATTGGAGATTTCGAACTCTTGATTTGGATGGAGATGCGAATATAATATTATGGAGATTCCTAATATTAATTCCAGTGCT